TGGATCTGAGACCAATGTATTAGAATTTGGATCTATGAGTTGTGAAATGATTGGTGAATGGTTATTAGAATCATTTCCATCACTTTATAAAGTTGAAGTTTGGGAAGATTTTGAAAATGGTGCAGTAATAGAGAAATAAAAAAAGAAAGGTTAATATGAATACACAAATTATTGAAATGCGACCAGTAGGTAGTTTTTTGCATGAAGGATTTTTAGAATTTTGTCATTTTTTAAAAGAACGCAATGTAAAACGTATATTAGAAATTGGATCATATGCTGGAGAATCAATTAACATGATTAAATCTGTATTAGGTGAAGATGTTATAGTTGTAGGAATTGATCCGTGGGATGCATTGCACGATGAAAATGATTTAATTCATGAAAGTGATTTCCAACCAGTTGAAAGAAAATTCAATGAAGCTACATTAAAACATAAAAATATTGTTAAATGCAAATTGTATAGTCAAGACATCGTAGATATGTTTGCAAATGATTATTTTGATTGTTTATATGTTGATGGATTACACACAAATATTCAAGTAAAACTAGATTTGCAACTATATGTTTCTAAAGTTAAACAAGGCGGTGTTATTGCAGGTCATGATTATGAAATTGAATACACAGAAAAACAACGACAAGAAATATTGAATTTTGAAGGAAATGATCGTTTAAGAAAAGCTGTATCATCCGCAGTAAATGAGATAGTAGGAACTCCTGAGTTTACTTTTGGTGATAGCAGTTGGGCATTAATTAAATAATAAATTATGAATATATTTTATTTTGGTTTAGAACCACTTAAAGCAAGATACACATATCAATTATCTAAACATTGGATGCCTGATACATTTAAACCATATGTAGAATCAGGCAAAGCTAATTTTATTGATATTGAAGGTGATTTTGACCCAGATCAACAAATTAAAGTTGGTGCTGTATTAGATGCGGTTGGTAGAGGTAAATTTGCTATGTCACAATGTAGCAATTTCTTAGATATGCTTAATAATGATCAGGTCAAAAATGGCGATGTTATCTTTTTGCAAGACTATTGGCATCCGGGCATTGAATCTATTTTGTATGCATTGGATCTATATGGCATTGAAGTTAAAATATATGGAATGCTACATGCACAAAGTGTAGATGAATATGATTTTACTTGGCCAATGCGTAATTGGATGCGAGGATTCGAATTAGGTTTAGATAAAAGAATGTCTGGTATATTTGTAGGATCTACTATACATCGAGACCAATTAAGAGCAGCAGGTTTTGAATCTCCAATTCATGTAGTATCATTACCTTTGCATAAGCAAATGACATTAGATGTGTTGCCTAACTTTAAACACACTGATCCTAAGGAAAAAAAGGTAATCTTTTCTAGTAGATTAGATAAAGAAAAAAATCCATTCTTTATGTTATCAGTAGCAAAAAGATTTTTAGACTCTTATGAAGATTGGACATGGCATGTAACGACGTCAGGCAAATCGTTTAAATCAATGGTACCTGGAGTTATTGACGCATTATATGAATTTGCAAAACAACAGCCTAGATTTAAATTATTAGTTAACTTAACTAAAGAAGAATATTATACAGAATTAGCAACTGCAAAGATTCAATTTAACTCATCATTGCAGGATTATGTATCATGGACGGTATTAGAATCAGTTACATTTGGTTGTGATGTAGTATTTCCTAATTTTAGATCATTTCCTGAATTTGTGCCAACTTCTAGATTATATGAACCATTCCAGGCAGACAAAGCATATCTAGCTTTGCAACATGTAGTTATGTATTATGATTTAAGCAATAAGACACAAAGATATAATTGGCCGGATATTGCGGACCTAGGTCGTCAAATGGAAGCGTATATCATTATTAATGATATTAAGCAAGAAATTAATGTTTGGCACGAAAAAGAATATTGTGAATATTTACTAACAAATGAAAACAAATAAATGAGTAATAACAAAGACACGAGTCATTATAAAGATTTCTTTTATATTCCATCTTTATCTGCCGGATCAATGGTATCTGCATTTAAAAAGGATACAAAGTTTTCTGACGGTACTACAATGAGATTCTTTGCAAAAGAATATCCAGAACTATGGCGACATAACAAGTTCCTGGTAACTGCAGGACATCATTACAAAAAAATGGATTTCAGGCAACAATTGGGCCTAGATGATGAAACATTTGTATTTGGTGATTCAGGAGGATTCCAGATTGCAACAGGAGCCCTTAAATGGGATGGCACTGGAATTCTGAGAGAAAAGATCTTTCATTGGTTAGAAGCAAATTCTGATGTAGCTGCTAATTTAGATATACCACCACGAGTTAAATTTGAAAATCGATTCCAAGATGCAATGGATATTAGTTTTGATAACTTTAAATGGTTTGAACAGCATCAAAGTGGTAAGACTAAATTCTTAAATGTAATACAAGGAACATTTAATGAGGAATATAATACATGGTATCATAAATTTAAGGATTTTGACTTTCATGGTTGGTGTATTGGTGGTCCTAAGAGATTAGTTGATTTTATGTATGTAATTGCATTAATGCTTAAAGAGCGCGAGTTTGAAAAGAAACATATTCAATATGTACATTTATTAGGAATTTCTAAAATATCAGATTTTTTTATTTTATCGACAATTCAAAAGTTATTTAATGAATTAACTGATGGTAGAATACAATTAATGACGGATTCATCATCGCCAGGACAATATCCGGTATTTGGTACATATTTGCATTCGACTAATTATAAAACTCAAACTTTTACGGAATTGTATTTCCCTAAAAATGCTGAATATAGAAGAAAGACACATATTGCTAAGAATAAAGGTTCTGTTGAAATTGATAAAACTAAATTAGTTCCTTGTAGTATCAATTGTCCAGCATGTAAAGATTTTACATATGAATATTTAGGAGGACAGACAGCTAGCGGATTAGATAGATATTCACAAGAAGGAATGCCTAGAATGGTTGTTCATAATACGCATCTATATTGTGAAGCGGTTAAGGATATTAATAAATTAGTTAATAATCACGTAGAGTTGTTAGAAACAGCAATACCAACGGAATTATTTAATGTTATATTATCTTTGCATGAAATGTTTGCAGATCCGGATAATGCAATGCAGGTATATGAATCATATATCAAAACATATAAGAAATTTGGAGGCGAGAGTATTTCGACTACAGATGCAGTTAAATTCAATGAATTTTTTAAATTTTAATAAGTTATGGAAAAAAGTAAATTAGTTAGTTTTATTAATCGTTATTATTTGGCAGGTAACTGTGAATCAGTTATTTTAAAAGAAAACGAAAATGGTATTGGTTGTGAATTGATCGACAGCGATCAAACAGTAGTTGGCAAAATTCAATGGAAAACGACTCCATTCATGAAAGGATCATTAGGAATCAATCATACAGGTGCATTAATAAAAATGTTATCGGCAGTGAATGAAAATATTGATATTGATGTGCAGGCAGCTAGTGGTAAAAATTATGCAATGAAAATATCCGAAGGATCTACCAAATTAACATTCATGTTAGCAGATATATCAGTTATCCCATCAGTCCCAACTATTAATCAAGAACCCGACTATAAAGTTTCAATCGATGTTAATGACGAGTTTACTACTAAGTTTATCAAAGCAAAAAATGCATTACCAGACGCAAAAAACTTTGCGGTTCAAGTAAAAAATGGTCAAATTAAATTTATTATTAATTACACTACCATTAATGCTGATAATATTTCTTTTGAAATTGGAACTGGTGCATCGGAAGAAATGGAACATATATGTTTCTCGGCAGATAAACTCAAAGAGGTATTAACTGCAAATAAGGGAGATATGGGAACTTTACATATATCACCAGATGGTTTAGCAAGAATTGATTTTACTGGCGCTGATTTTGAATCTAGCTACTGGTTGGTTCAGTTGCAGAATTAATAATATTATGGAAGTAAAAATAAAGAAGTTACATCCAGATGCAGTTATCCCGGCGTATTCAAAGCCGGGTGATGCTGGATTAGATTTAACTGCAACGTCTATACATGATGATTCATATGATAATATTGTATATGGAACTGGGTTAGCAATTGAAATACCAGAAGGATATGTTGGATTGTTGTATCCTAGATCGTCAAATAGCAAAACTGATTTATATTTAACAAATCATGTTGGAGTTATTGATTCGGGATATCGGGGCGAAATTATGTTTAAATTTAGACCAATAAACGGAATTGTAGATGCATATATATACGCAGTTGGCGATCGTATTGGTCAATTAATAATTATGCCATATCCTAGTATCAAATTTGTTGAAACTGACGAATTATCAGATTCAGACAGAGGCAATGGTGGTTATGGTTCAACGGGTAAATAAATAAAAAAATGGCAGAAATTAAAAAACATGATTTGTGGGTTGAAGCATTTCGCCCATCTACATTAGACGGTTATATTGGAAATGAATCGTTAATCGAAAAAGCAAAAATATGGATTGCTAATAATGAATTACCACATTTATTGTTATATGGTACTGCAGGAACTGGCAAGACTACATTAGCAAAAATCCTAGCAAATGCATTAGATAGTCAGATCATGTATATTAATGCGTCGGATACAAATAGTGTAGATACAGTTAGAGAACAAATATCTAGATTCGCAAGCTCAGTTGGATTTAACCGATGGAAGATTGTGATATTGGATGAGTTTGATTTCATGACACCAAATGCCATGGCAGCACTTCGTAATATTATGGAGACTTATAGCAAATCTACTAGATTTATATTAACATGCAATTATGTTGAAAAGGTTATTGATCCAATTCAATCTAGATGCCAAGTATTTGCAATTACACCTCCTAGTAAAACAGAAGTCGCTAAACGATTAGTAACGGTGTTGGAGTCAGAAGGCATTGAATATGATATTAAAGATGTAGCCGCTATTATTAATTCATCATATCCGGATATTCGTAGGGCTATAAATGCAGCCCAAGGAAGTGTTAGGGACGGTAAATTGCAATTAGATAAAGCAAGTGCAATTCAAGCAAATTATATGAATGAAATTGTAGAAGTTCTAAAAAATCCAAAAGATAAAAAAGGAGCTTTTACTAAAATTCGTCAAATTATTGCTGACAGTAAAGTTAGAGATTTTACACCATTATATCGATTCTTATTTGATAGCATAGATGAGTATGCAACTGGTACTATTGCAAGTGTTATATTAATAATTGCAGAAACCCAATACCAAGATGCTGCTGTTGTAGATAAAGAAATTAATGTTATGAGTATGTTTGTGAAATTAATGGCTGAATTATAAATTTATATATTTATACAAAAAAAGGTATAACATTAATGATACGATTACGGCAGTTACTTACAGAAGATAAAAACATTAAATCATTTAGTACATCAACTACTGATAAGTATGAATATAAAAAAGAAAATGATATTTGGTATACTAAATTAAAAACATCAGATAGCTGGTTAGATATGAAAAAACAGTTATCTAAAACCAATTATGATACTGCAATTAAAATTTTATCAAAATACGATACGACTGGTGCTGTAAAAAAGGATGTAGTAAAACCAAAAGAAAAACCAAATATGTTGGATATTGAAAAATCAGATGACTCAAAATCCAAATCAGATGACTCAAAATCTAAATCAGATAAATCAAAATCTAAATCAAATGACTCAAAATCTAAATCAGCTGAAACAAGTTCAACTGCTGCAATATTAATGGGTGGTTTAGATTATAGACCTGGTGATTATAAAATTGATCAACAAAAATCTTTATTACAAAGCAGTTTGAGCGGTAAATCTGTAATAGCACACCGATATACAGATTTAACAGGTGTATTAGCGTCAATAAAAAATAATCCAGCTGCAACCGTTGTATTGTTCAGCGCCGGCTGTTCATATGCATCAACAGTTGCAAAGGCAATGGCAGACAAAACTAAATTATATATAGTAGAGCCATATGCAAAAAGCAACAACACATCAAATGCAGTTCAAATGGCTGTAAATGCCGGCGTGCCATCATCTAATGTATTAACTGGTAGTACATCTGCCCGCGGGTTGAATGTAGTTCCAGGTGCTACAAAAACACCGGATGTTGCTGGTGGTGGAATGGCATCACATTGGAACGCTTTAAAATTCGTTGGAAAATTAATCTAAATTTTATATAATAAAAAAAAAGTTATGATGAAACTATCAATCAAGTCAAATGATACGCACCCAGTTAATTCTGGCGAGTGATGTCAATACAATATATAAAACAACCGGTTGTGGTGGTATTTAAATCGTCAAGTCGAAGCAATGCTACTACTAAAATGAAGATTATACGTAATAAAAATATTGACCAAGTCAATGAAGAAAAGATTTTAGGTATATCTGATAAAGCAATAGTGATTGAATTAGGAGTTGGTGAGTATTTTATCGATCGATGGAAACGTAAATATAATTTATAATGGCAAAGGTTAAAGCAGTTAAAGAAGCAACACAAATAAAAGGAGCAACAATATTTGATTTTGTTGATGGCGTAACCCATAAAAAGAAAGAATGGAGTAAATGGTCTGAGTCTGATCAAAAGAAATTTAGTCCATTCATTGTAAATAGATGGTTATCAATGCGTTCTGAACTAATAGACCTGGTTAATATGCTTCAAAAGTATACAATTGGTACATTAACCCCAAAAGAAACATATCGCGTATACTATGAGGTATTGCCCCAAAATAAAGGTTTTGCAAAATATATAAAGGGGTCTAAAGATGACGCATATAATCTAAAACTAATTGATCAGATAGTAGAACATTATACCGTATCTAAATCCGAAGCAGTTGACTATTTAGATTTATTAAATGCAGACCAAGTTACAAAAATAGTATCATTGTATGGTTATACTGATGCTGAAATAAAAACAATGATTAAAGGAGTAAAAAAATGATTTACGGACACACACCTACAGAAAAACTTGCCCCAGATCCATCAACTATTAATACACAACTTCATTATATTGGAGGAACAACTATATATAAAGTTGCTGAAGATTTTAAATTAAATTCATATGAGTTTGATATAATTAAACGTATATTGAGATGTCGACATAAAGGCAATTGGTTGCAGGATTTAGAAAAAACAAAAGATACTATTGATCTTTATATAAAAGAGCAACAAGAAAACTTTGGAAATTCAAACAACTACTAAAGATAAACGGATTAGGACCGTCTATGGTTACGCCATATAGATCAATTATAAGTGTCGCTACCTGTAATTGATCGCCTAAATTAATCCTCTCCTTAACCAGGGAGGATTTTTTTACTGTTCATTTGG